CATAACTCCTATGTAATCCATTACCAGTCACTGACTGATTATCATAATCGTGATGATCCTCATGATTACCTTCAAACGGTGCGAAGAGATTGATCCAACGACTATTGACCGCTCCGTTTTCATTATGCCCGAAGTAATTCAAAACTCCAAATCCTATGTATGAGAATACAAATACTAATAGCAAAGATACTAATAGTTTCCAATGTATGAGATAGGAAAAGAAATATGTGAGGAAAAGATATTTCCACCCATTCTCGTGGAAGTGCATTACTATCGGATCTTTTATTAAATCTTTACACATCACCATTGGGTTTGTGTCTATAACCCAAGTAGAAAAAACTATTTTCCACCATGGTTGATGAATCGGAGAATGGGGATCTTTTTTAGTGTCGACGTATTTGTGATGCATCCTGTGGACTGCAGACCAACGCAATACACTCTGCCCACCGCAAAGTAATCCCACATAAAGCATCAAGGACTTAACAATTTTATTTGGTCTATATCTCTTGTGAGCAAAAGATCTGTGATATCCAAAAGTGATACCGAATGCTACCATAACATAATATAAAACATAACTATAAATTAACAACATCAATCTTTGAATCCTTCACCTTTTAAAAAATGACCAAATCTGTGTGTGAAAATTGCATAAAGAAGTTTGAAAAAACTGTCCTCAGTATATGTCCCAGCATCGCATTTATATATCCACATGTTAGTACACATATGCTCTATGTAATATTCTTTTTCCGGAGATATTTTTATTCGGTGTTCTTCGATGGATCGTAGCATAGTTATTACCAATCACCAACCGATTTGTTTTGTAATGAACTTCTAATGGTTCTTGTTGAAATATATAATCGGAAAGTTCCTCTGCAATATTCTCTTCCACTTTACTCATCGGACACCATCGAGTATAATATCCCCATTCGTCTTTATCAATTAAATTTTTCATTAGATTAGGAGTATTATTTATTTGCCTGACATACAATTTTGCGTGCGATAACTTATCAAACTTTACAAAATTTCCACTCTCTATGGGAGTTTTGAAGTCATAAGTCTCTTTGATATGTAGATACTTCTCAGCGATATCATCTGGTATTCTTGTAGAGAGATACTCTGTAGAAGGGCATTCTTCATCAGCATATTCACACCAAAGTGCTTGAACCTTTGGTTGATTCTCTGTTTGTAAACCATCCTGATGCCAAATTTGATTAGTGACCTTGGTGGTTTCTTCTACAGTAATTGAAGGGAGGGGAATATCATCACCAGTTAGAACTTCGCCATATTGACTTAATAGTTCTATCGCTTCATCTAGAGATTTCACATCGTCTACTATTTCAAGTTGTTCTATCATAATTTCCTCACGGCGTAAATGTTAGTGCGTCACCTTGTGCTACAACGCAAGCATAATCTTCTCTGAATATTTCTATCATCGACCAATACTGATTCTCAGCATTATAATAGAATAAATATCCTAAATCACCCACCATATTATCATCAACACGTGCATGACCTTTTGCTGCAAGAAGCGGAATTAATCCTTCGTTTTCTTGTAAGGCGATAACCTCTGCTAGTTCACCACACTGTACAGGTTTCTGTACCCACTGTTGACCAAATGCTACATTTGAAATTACAATGATACTTATACCGAATAAGAAAGCAGCTAATAATTCGATGCCAAACTTATCTATTTTTTTGAAAGGATCGTCATCCATTAGTATTGCTCGCCGAACCCTAGCATTGCACTAAGACCGAACACCTCCATGATCATAAACGTAAAGATCATGAGAACGATGCTCCACATAATCAATTTACCATTAAAATTTGTTGCTGCTAATCTGATCGCGATAAGTTCATTACCTAAAAATCTTAGCATCAACTCAAATTCGTTGTGATCCTGTTTAACCACAACGCCATTCTTCTTTTCTTCTGCCATTATGTTCCCACACTTCCTACAGGTTTACATACATAATCTACAGTATCCCAATCACCATCTTGCGGGATTGATCTATAAACATGTAACATAGATTTACATTCTTGTTCTTCATCAAACCACTGCACATCCTGCACTGCACAGTCACCTGACAAGCAAACAGTTAATACGATGTGCCATAAGATTTGCATTTTATGCCGCCATTCTCATTGCTGGATCAAGACCCATAAATTTGCCCCATGCTTCGTAGTAGTGACGCATGCCAACTTCATCGTGAATCGTACTGTTTTCGTGACGACCATGTAAAATGTTTCTACGTTCAGTGCCTTCACGCATAGTAGTTCCTTGTCCTGCCACACCAATCAGATCTTCGTGTAAATTTCTACCGAATGGACCCCAAATAGTGTTATGCGCTTTAATACGACTTGCTCTTTCTTCTTCAGTATCTTTCTTCAACCCATAACCACGAAACTCAATCAAGACTTTATTCGGACCAAGTGGTGTTACTGAATCCGACCGATAGGCGGAACCACGAAGATTGAAGTTAAACCCTGGGAAGAGGTCAACCATGTACCACTGGTTTGGTGGTAAGTTGGGGAACGATAGTTCTCCCCTATCCTCAAAGCCATCATATTCTTCATAATTAACAGTAAAACTGCTAACGTTAACATGACCGTTATCAAAAGGAATATTTTTTCTAGCGAAATATTCATCGTTGAATCCTGACACACGATTGAAGTAGTGCATAAAGTCATGATAGAATTCACTGTTTGTATCATGCCATAATTTATAATTAGTATCTATAACTGCTCTATGATAGTGAAAAACTTCTAATGGTTCGGTATCAATGGCGTCAGAGATACAGTCAAATGCACCTGCTGTCCATTGCTCAACTGTCATATCCGGATCTGGATTGAGTGTGACCCATACCATTTGTCCATGCTTGACTTCGCAAGGAAGTTCTTTTCCGAACTCTTCACTGTTATATGCCACGCCTCTGACCGAAGTGATTCCAGGATTGATGAATGCTTTTACTTGTTCATCACCTACATTCCAAACTATAACATTCTGTCCTGCAATTTGAGTGGTTCTATATTGGAAGATTTTAGGCATTTCGCTTATGTGACATACAGGAACCCAAACCTTTGAAAATATATCTTCTTGCTCTTGTTTATAAATTGCGTGAGAAGAATATATTTCACTGCTGATATGTTCTATTTTAGGTTGTTTTAACCATTGACTGTGATTTCTAGGCGGCATTCATATCCTCCCATTTTTTAAATTTATCTTTTGATATAGTTCGCAGTTCTCCTGCTTTGAGATAATCTGGTTCGTGCGCTAACTTCTGTGACTCAGACATACCTTCTGGTGGCATATCATATTCTGCTGGACCTTGGATACTTCCCCACGGTGTCGTACGAATAGGACTGACAAAGTTCTTTTCTCTGCCGTCACGAAACTTCAGACGCCAACTGATAAAACCCTTTTCAGGTTCTCGTAGCACTCTGACTTTATGACCCATTGGTGCGAAGTCCGAATATCCTCTATCATCGATAGCATTCTGCGGACATGCTTTTACGCAAGAGTAACACTCCCAGCAAAAGTTTGGTTCGATATTTACCGCTCGCCTCGTTACTGGATCGATGTGCATGATATCCGATGGACAGATATCGACGCAATGTCCGCAACCATCACAAGCAGTCATGTATACAAAAGTTGGCATATAATCCCTCCTGGTTAAGTTGTCACTTTTCTGTTTCGAGGCAAGTGACCAGCCCAGAGATTATGCTGCTAAGCGCATCTCAGGTGCAAAATTATCGTTTGCATTTACTTTTCGAAGACTAAAACACCAGTCGATCCTAGTTCGCCCCCATAGACATACACCCCATAAGATGTATATTTGGTGGAGGCGTCGGGTACTGCCCCCGAGTCCTGTATGCCCTCTGACATCTTCTATTTTATTTATATATTATATCATACTTTAACGTCTTTGTAAATATAAATATACATGAGAGTGGCGTTTATCATTTAATAGTTTCCTTGAATTATATCTATCTAACTTTAACAGAAGGTAGATCAAGATGGCAGTGGCAGAGATACTTGCCGGAATAGCACTTGTGAAATCAAGTGTAGAATTTATTAAATCAAATATTGATACTGCAAAAGACGTTGGAGAAATAGCAGGAGCGATTGATGGTTTATTTCGTGGCAACGAAGATGTACAAAAACAAAGAAATAAAAAATCTGGCGTAGGTATAAAAGACCAGTTCGGAATCAACAGTGTTGCGCAAGAAATGATTGATGCAAAACTTGCTGAAGAAAAAATGCAAGAGATGAGAAACCTTGTTGATCTTCGGTTTGGTCCAGGAACTTGGCAAGGTATTTTAGACGAGAGAGCGAGACGGATACAAGAAGCGAAAGAGGCTGCTAGATTAGCAGCAATTAAAAAACGTCAAGAAGATGCCGAGTTCTGGGAACAAATGAAAATGATAGGTATTGTAGTTCTTGCTATAGCAGTAGGAGCAGGGGCATTTATAACAATGTTGGTATCCATATGATTTATTTGTTTTGGATTATAATAGCATATTTGCTTTGGTGTTTATTCTTTGGTGCATATGCGTATGAGATGATCGAGAGATTTGATGTACCGTATCAAAAAACAGAACTTGAAAAGAAATCACAAAGCATCAAGGAAAGGTATACAGATTGTATTTTGCGATACTTATCACGATAGGTGCTAATGTCTACAACTATGACCACTTGTCATATGTAGACTTAGAAACTTGTGAATACCACAGGGAAAGAGTGTACGATACCTTTAGAGATAATACGTTTGAACCTTTCAAAGTTGAGTGTATTCAACGTTCTAAAGAATCATGGACATATAACTGAATCAACGCATAATGTAAGACCTTCATGAGATCTTTACGAGCATCAACATCTGTGCCTTTTTTACCATAACGTTGTGCATATTTCAATACATTACCGATACAGAAACCAGTTCCGTGCCCACCGTCGATGATGAACTCGGTTGCCTGAAATTTATCTTTTGAGTAATGCGAATTGTATGTTGAATCAATATACTCCTGAAACTCTTCGATCAATTCACGTTCGTTGAACTTATAGTCTGGTTCTTCATACGAAATACCATTATCAAGTATGTTAATTCCCATTATTGTAACTCCTGAAATATATTGAATCCGTGATTAGCGAACTCTATCGCATCTTCATGTTTCGGTGATAACGGTGTAAAGAGTTCATCCCTCTTCCACAAAGTAAACATAAACTCTATCGCACTTTGTCTATCTAAATGAGGCATTGCAACGTTTGCTTCGTATCCCATTTGAATTAAGTATAAAGACCAATTTGGTTCTATAAACAATTTATTTTCATTTGGTCTTCCTAATACTGTAAATCTAGGATCTTTTAACCAGTCGATATAGTCAAGCATCCTGTCAGATTTTACATGCGTTTCTTTTACGTTTTGCCAAAAATCACCTGTTCTTTCGGTATCGGCATAGTGTAGATTAATGAAATCGACGCAATCTTCATACCAACTTGTCATCATGTGATTATAGTATTTCACATCTTCTTCATGATATGTAAATCTATTAGTGAACTGTTCTACTGCAAGTATGATACCTCTTGTCGCTGATTCTATACCTGTACTTTCCAAAGGTTCTACGAAACCACCAGCAAGACCTATAGAAACTACATTCTTTTCCCACAAATTTTTGATATAATATGGGTTCCAATCGATATATCGTAAATCATCCGGACTGACCCTATTATTCCAATGCTCACAAAAATATCTTTTTGCTTCATCTTTTGAAGTTATGTTCTTATCAAATACAAGTCCTGACCCATATCTCTTTTGAGTAGGAACTTCCCATATCCAACCATGCTCAACTGCTGGGCATCTTGTATATGGTGTGATCTCATCATCTGATTCAAAGGGAACTTGACAAGCAACTGCTGCGTTTGTAAATAACCTTCCCTCACCATATAGATTAGTTATATCTTGCTCTTTGAGTACAGATTGAAAACCTGTGCAATCAAAATAAAAATCTGACTCGTGATTACTACCATCCTCTAGATCTAAAGATTCGATGTATCCTTCTTCATCTCTATTTACTTTTACCACACCCTGTTTTATCAACTTGACTCGACTACAAGTTTTATGTAACCACTGTACAAGTTTTCCACAGTCCAACTGAAACGCGACCGAACCAGTTTTTATATCTTGAAGTGGAAGTCTACCATCCCTAATATGTTGATAACTTAAAACACCATACTCTTTGAAATCATTATCCTGAAAGTTTGATATCCATAAATCTTGCAATGATACACCGTTTATTTCCATGTTTTGTTGGAAAGGGTGCCATATTGTGTGACCCTGTTTTTTCCAATCAGGAAACATTATACCTGCTTTGAAAGTTGCTTCGACTTCAGAAAACCAATCTGTATGCTGTAGGTGGCATGCTTGCATGAATTTATTGAAACTCAAAACTGTTGCCTCGCCGAAACCAATCGGTTCGCCAGCACTCTTATCGATGACTGTTATGGGAAAATTATAATTTGCGTCGAAGAATTTAGCAGCAAGCCATCCAGAGGTTCCACCACCAACAATTGTAATACTTGTGATTTTTTTCATAACAACCTATTATATCACATTTCTTGTTTATTGTAAAGCATAAAATTCAGATATCATTGGGAATATTGGTTCTAGTGCTTTTCCACATTCGAGCGCGAGTTTTTGGTGTTCTTTTTGCGTTCCGTGTCCCGATCGTAATTCCACATAATGGATCCAGGACCGAATGGTTCCATTGACATAGAGTCTAGAATTCGTGACACCTTCCGGTAACACAGAGCGAGCTTGTTCTTTAGCGATACCATTTTCTATTGCCCAATTATAAGATTCTTTCGCTCTATTTATAACTTCTGCTTGATACTGCATCCAACTTAATTCTAGATTAGCTCGCTCATCACTATCCATCATATCAGACAACTCAATTGAGTTTTGCCTGTTTTTATTATCTTGAAGTCTCGCTTGTCTAAGAGTAAAACTCAAATCATTAGTAGGATCGGCATATCTTTGAGAGAACTCTTGAAATGAAAACGATCTATGCCTTAGTAGTTGTCTGGCGATATCGCGAGTCGTTTCTATTTCCAAGCAAGCACTAACCATTTCGAAGGGCGACCAGTGTTTTTCTCTGATGAGATATCGTAATAATCTTTCTGACGTTTCGGCGTTGTCTTGGTTCGATGGATTCGAGACACGGGCACAATACGCAATGAGTTCCTGGACATTGTTACCGACATATAATTCCTCCGGCGGTTTACTATAACTAATCAGTCTTGCTGTCATTATCATTTCCTATCTGATCATATAAGTTCTCACGAACATCAATCACTTTTTCACTTTGTATTATATTTATGATGAGTTCTGTGAGATCCTTTTCTTTTTTCAAAAAGAATAATTTTTTAGTAATTTCTTCAAGTTCTTTTTCATAGTACTCAATCTCCCTCTCTTTGCGAAGTCTCTGATCAATCAAGTCCGTGATGAAAAGAATTTTACGATCAGTCATTTATCAAATCGCTCCACTCTCTTAACTTTTCTTTTTTGACCTGAACTCTTTCATTAAGTTCGACTGATTCAATAATTCCATGTTTGTTCATTAACTGAATCATACAGTAAATATCACCCAACTCCTCAACGAGTTCTTTTCTTTTAAATGCTACAGTTCCTTGACGAAGTATTTTACTACAGACCATTTGCAGTTCGGCACACTCTTCCATAGTAATTACCATCAACTGCTGTTCTATATCAAGTTTTTTCATGGATTTAAAATACCCATTACATAATTCTCAGCAGCACTTTCAGCATATACTTCACTGTGCGCATATAAAGGTCGTGATTCTACAAGTTCATCGCCTTTGTACATGTCGATATAAAACCCTTCTTCATTCTTCATAACGTGTGCTGTTCTATCAGAGTATTCATCTGATCCCCAGTATGTGCTTCGCTCTGGACCTTTATAAATCATAGTTTGAAATCCTTAAATTTTGACATTTCTTGGTGAGTTTCTGACTTATCAAATACAGGTGTATCGTCTGTTAAGTTCTGTTCATTTTCATCCACATCATACAAC